AGGAGGAAGTTCCCAAGCCGAAGAAGAAGGCCAAGAAGAAGGCTGCTCCCAAGGTAGAGGAGGAGGCTCCCAAGGTAGAGGAGGACGCAGATGCCGAAGGATAAACTAGGCAGTGGTGGGCGGTTTAAGGAGCTGTCCAGGAAGCTAAAGAAGGGCGGAGTCAAAGACCCAGATGCCCTAGCGGCACACATAGGCCGGAAAAAGTACGGAAAAGCGGCGTTCCAGAAGCTGTCGGCAGCGGGCAGAAGGGGGACTTAAATTCCTTGAGCAATCGAGCCAACCCCCTTAAAATGTACCTGCTTCAAAAGAAGCGAGCAAAGAATGGAAAATGAATGGCAAAAACAAACCAGAACAATGGCAGAGAATAACGAACAATTGAAAGCAGCGGTGCAGATTGTGGCACAGGTAGCTGATCGAGCATTAGTTGACGGCCCAACGGGTCGGCAGCGGGACCAAGCAGTCCAGATTCTGGCTGCCGAGGTTGGGCTTACTCAGGAACCACAGAACAATCCGCCCATTGAGATGCCGCCACCGGCACAAGAACCGGCCCAGGAGTCGGCACAGAAAGAGAAAAAAGTTGAACATAGTGGATGACCTTAAAGTTCTTGCAAGCACGACTGTGGGGATTGGAAATTGGTGGCTAGACATAGAAGTCTATATGAAATGCGCCGTCAGTTTTGTGACAATCCTCTACATCGTCTTGAAAATTAAGGTCCTCTTATCAAAAAGCAAATGAAAAAATACCTCATATTAATTACGGCGTTCGTCCTGTTATCAGGATCCGCGAACGCGGGTGAGTTGTTTGGTGCCGGCCTGAAGCCCAAGCCAAACTTTACACTCTTTGGTCAGACCATCACCTGGCCCATTCCGTCGCTATGCGTCGGGAAGGCCGCCGGCGTGTTGCCTGATGCAAAGGTTTCGTCGGACGGAATCTCAGTTAAGCTTCCGTGGTTGGCCATAGACATCCCGTTTCCATCGCTGATTCTCAACCTGGGCAAAGACAAGCCCAAGATCGAGTTGAAGCTAGGAGCGGTTAACAAGAGCGAACACAAGGAGACTGAATAATGCTAAAATCAAAGACCGTCTGGGCAAGTGTAACGGCCATAATCGGATCCCTCTCTGGGTTCTTTCTGGAGGAGATTTCAATGGCTGAAATGTTCCAGATTTGTGTTACGGCTGTCCTTGCAATATTCCTGCGCCACGGCGTTTCCAAGGTGGAAAAGAAAGTGGAGTAACTAAAATGCTCTGGATTATCTCGCTGTTGAAGGCGATTCCCGGCTTAACCAAGCTGGCCGCCATGCTTGAAAAATCCTTTCGTTATGCGAAAGCTGAAAAGCGCCAACAAGACAAGCACAGCCGCATTGATGATCGCATTGATGCTGCTCGTCGCGGGGTGCGCGACTCCGAGACTAAATAACGCAGACAGGCTTATAGAACGGCATCCCGTGGGTTTTCGGGATGCCGTTTCTGCTTCTGATGAGGCAGCGGAATTTGTCCGCGACACCCTGAAAACCTTGGCGGATGTGGAGGCGCTTGTAGAGAGGGGGAACTAAAATTGAGGGCTACCGGTACTCGGGGCGAACTGCTGGTAGCGGAGGAACTGATCAGACGAGGGTTTCATGTGAGCTTGCCTCTCGACGAAACCCAGTTCGATCTTGTCGCCACGGCTGCCAGCCTTTCCCACCGAATCCAGGTCAAGTCCACGACCAAGCTGGTCAACGGCAAAGCACGCAGGATTGGCCGCTACCACTTCAACCTCGGCCACGGCACCCACAAGAAACGAACCTACACGGCCAGCGACTGTGACTTCATTGTGTGTGTCGCCCTGGACACCCGCCGTTTCTGGGTTCTTCCCCTGAAAGAAGTCAGAACCTCTTCCCTGAAAATCCTTCCCGACAGAACCTCAAAATACTCAAAATACGAGGACAGATGGGATCTCATATCGTGACATAAGATTTTATTTTCATTAAGCCAAAAAAAAGTGTTGCCTTTTTCCGCGATGCTGCGGTATAACCTTCCTCCAAGACAATGAGGAGTTGTTAAACAAGCTTCGATCTGGTCTGGTTAGTAACAGAAAACAAACAAAATAATAACATGAGTCTATTCAAAAAAGCAACCAAGGAGCAGGCGAAACTGCGGTTGGCCATAACCGGCGTCAGTGGTTCCGGCAAAACATACACATCCCTTATGCTCGCAACGATAATGGGAAAAACGGCGTTCATCGACACGGAAAAGGGCAGCGCATCAAAATATGCCCACAAATTCGATTTCGATGTTCTGGAGCTAAACGATCATCACCCGGACAAGTTCGTGGAGGCGATCAAGGAGGCTGAAAAAGATTACGACCTGATTGTAATTGACTCCCTGTCCCACGCTTGGACAGGCACCAACGGGTGCTTGGAGCTTGCCGACAGGGAGACGGCCAAGTCAAAATCGAACAACTCCTACATTGCTTGGGGCAAGGTAACCCCAATCCATGACCGAATGATTCGCACAATTCTTGGTGCAGATGCCCATATAATAGCCACAATGAGGCAAAAACAGAAATATGAGGCGGGAAAGAATGATGCCGGCAAGTTCAGTGTAACCCGCTTGGGGCTGGCCCCTGTCCAGCGTGATCAGGTCGATTACGAGTTTGATATCATGGGGGAGATGAACATCGACAATCAGTTGATAATCACCAAATCCAGAATGGAGGATATTTCCGGCAAGGTTTACGACAAGCCGGGCAAGGAATTCGCTGAAATGCTGATGGCTTGGTGTGGCTCTGGTTCCGCCCCGAAAGAGCATGTCCTCGATGACGGCATACAGACCCGACTGGAGCCGATTGTGAATGGCCATGAAGTTGAAATTGACAACTGGCTCAAGAAGGAGAACCGAATCAAACCCAACCAAACTTGGCGAAACATGGACCCAAAAATTGCGAACCGGGCTTTGCAAGCACCAGACAAGTTTCTGGAGACGGTTAAGCCCCAGCAAGAGAAATGAATTTTGGCGGGATTAGTGTCGGAAGAGAACTCCGAACAAGGTCAAAGCCGAGTGGCCGTTCCAGCAGTTGTCACCTCCTCACAACTGGGGCCGCGAGGTATATGTCTCTCGCGACCCAGGCTGCTGCGGGGCAGCATCTCCCCAATAGTTGCTGCCCCCTTTGGGCCACGTTGTCGGCGTTTCATGCCTTGATAAACACCCGCCATCTAATTTAAAATGAGTGAGGAAAGAAAACATCACCCGCATAGCCCTAGTAACTGGGCTAAATGGAGAAAGTGCGGGTTATACGAGTCAGACCCCACCCCCTCAAAGTGGGCGTTGATAGGAACAGGAAGCCATGAATTGTTGGAGAAGAAATTAAAGGAGTACAACAGGGGTGTCAGTAAGGATAAAACTCAATGAGGGCGAGTCAGTCATTGCAACCGTGGCGGCGGTCATGCGTTATGCGGTAAATCGGGCGGCTGGCGTCGTTGATAGAAAGGGAGGGCCGCAGTCCACCTATGAAACTGACCTGAACGGGGTCGGGGCTGAAATGGCGTTTGGCAAGTTCAGGAACCTTTACCCAGACTTCAGCATCACGCCCAGATCGGGCGGAAGCGACTTCGTTGACGCACAACGGGGGGAGGTTGACATCAAGTCCACCAAGTACGAGAACGGTGCACTGCTTGTCAACCCAAAGAAGATGGGAGGGAAAACTCAGGTGTTTGTGCTGGTGGTCGGGGAAATCCCGGAATTCAACATCATCGGGTATGCCACCCCCGGCGAGATTTTCAAGGAGGAGAACCTAATCACAACCTACGGACGAGAAGTCTACGAACTAAAACAATGCAAACTGCACCCAATTACGGAGTAGAGTGGGCCTACGACTACGTTACCGACATAGCCAACGGGCGTGCTGTCCAGCTTGAGGACAAGCTCACGTTTACCTGTGGCAAGAAGGTTCTTTATTTTGGCTACGCCGATGTTGTCTGCGAAGACCACATCTTTGACTACAAGGAGTCGGCGGAAGGCTACTACCGCCCCCAGCTAAACGGCTACGCCGCCGCCCACATGCAGTCCACGTTCAGGGACGAGGTGACATGCCACGTTCTTTATGGCCAGACCCAAAGGGCGGATGTCTGGACGATCACCGCCGAGGAGGCGGAGGAATATGTGGCGGAGATGTTCAGTCTCATCGAGGCGAAGGACAAAAAGCCGACAGCGAACGAATACTGTAAATGGTGTCGGCACCTGTCCTCCTGCGAGGGGGTGAACGCCCTCATGGTCAAGGCGATTTCAGGGGGACTACAGATGAGCTTCGATTCCCCAGAGAGACTGGCCGAAGTTCGCAAGCATCTGCCTGTCATCAAGGCTTGGGTGGACGGGGTTGACAAGCTGACCAAGTCCACGATGGAGGAGGGAGGGGAGGTTCCCGGTTTCAAGCTTTCATGGCGGAAGGGGAAACAGTCCGTACTGAACACCGACTTTTTCCAGCACCTGGCCTATGAGGCGGCAACGAGAAACATAGATTCCTTTGAACTGCTTAAATTTTGCAACATAACGGTTCCCCACGCCAAGGAGGTTTTCCTTGAGATTATTGGCGAAGAACTGCCTGAACACTTTCTCCAGCGCGGCAAAAAGTATTCTGTCGTCTTGGAGGATAAAACAAAAAAAATAGAATAATGGCTAATTATAACAAAGTAACACTAGTTGGACACCTCACCCGTGAACCTGAAACCAAGACGGTTAAGAACACCTCCGTGACAGACATTGCTATGGCGGTAAACGAATCGTGGAAGGACAAGGCAACGGGCGAGTGGAAGGAAAAGACCTGTTATGTAGACTTGCAGGCATGGGGCGACAGGGGCGAAGCCATCGCCAGCAAATTCGCAAAGGGCGCGCATGTGCTGGTTGAGGGGCGGCTCCAACAGGACCGATGGGAATCCGAAGACGGGAAGCGGAGCAAGCACTATGTTTCCATCGATAGGTTCATATCGCTGGACAAGGCGGAAAACCAGGCGGAAGCTCCCAGCCCACCGAAGCCTGACAAGGCCGACAACGATGTACCGTTTTGATTAACAGCAAGGCAAAGGGAAAGAGATCAGAGTTGCGTTGGGCATCAAAAGTGACCGACCTTGGCTACCCATCAAAAAGGGGATGTCAGAATGCTGGCAGGGACAAGGGTGGTGACGAGCAGCCAGATGTCGTCACCCCCTCCCTGCCTCAATTTCATTGGGAAGTTAAGTCTGGCAAGCGAATCAACCTGTGGGATGCTCTGTCACAATGCGGCCGGGACAAGAAGCCTGAACAATTCGGGATTGTCGCGGCCAAGAAGGATTTTTGTGACTGGGTAATTTGCCTGACCGTTGAAGATTTTTTCTCAATGGTCAACGGCGACCATCTTGACATGATGCCGTTTGAGAGCAGAGCCAAAATAAGGTCTTTCACTCGGCAAGAAATGCTGGACGCACCGTCGCACTTGCTGGCGGCGGTGCGGGCGGAGTTGGAGGCTAGGGAGAACCCTCGCAGCGATATGAACGAAGAACCTGAAGAACAAACATGAAAGACAAAGACAAACATACAACTGAAAGTGGCCGTGACCTGATTGAACTGAACGGTACAATGGTCAACGATATCCTCAAGACTGGGGAAGCCAAGGAATCCTTCAGCCTGCTGGCCCACTTGGCCAACGGCGCCGTAACGAGGGACTTGCCCAGAATGGTGGACAAGACCAGCTTGAATAATGACGACAAGTTCGTTGTCGCCGCCCTTGTGGTCACGGCCAGTGCCTTCTGCTACGACATAGTCCGAATTAGGGAGCTTGAGCCTATTCTGGGGGGAACTGACGGCTGGAATCTCCTGTCTGAAGCACTGGGCATAGGCCCAGAGGAGGAAGCGGAGAAACCAAAGGAAGAGAAGGAGAAGGAGGATGTCAGCAAGTAACTGCCTGTTCCAGTTTTGGACTTGGCGGCGAAACGGCATCGAATTTAGTGCATCTGACTGCGACCTTTACTACTGTCTCCTAGACTCAAGCGTCAGATTCGGCGGCGGAAAATTCAGCCTGTCCAACAAATGGCTTTGTAACCTGTTGAGGGTTTCCCTGCGAACCCTTCAACTGGCCAGAGGCAGGCTTGTGGGCTACGGCCTGATCGTCTACGAAAACGGAAGCCAAGGCTCCCCCCCCATCTACGAAATCCTCGATGTTTCGGGGATGAAACACCCCCAAGAAGCTGCAAGTAGTAGCATAGGTAGTAGTATTGGTAGTAGTAAAGGTAGTAGTAAAGGTAGTAGTCAAACGTCAACAAAGTTAGAAAAAGGAAAAAGTAAAAAGAGAAAGAATATATCTATATTTGTGAACCGTTCACTACTACCCACGAATTTACAGGGTGACGACTTTCACGAAGCACTCATGGAGTTTTTCAAGCATCGAGACGAGAAGAACTGCACCGCATACACCGAACAGGGGCTGAAACAAGTCATAAAGCAGCTAGAACGGTGGGAAACAGAGGAAAAAGGCAAGGCGGTAGCCAGTATCAACCACTCAATCATGCGAAACTGGCAGGGAATCTTTGAATGCGAGCCTGACAAGGCCAAAAACCAGCCCAAATCAGGCAAAACCATCATCCCAAACTGGAAATTGGACGGAATTATCAATGATTTATCGGACGAACTCCTGAGAACCTACGATAGAGACGAAAGAAAACGCATTTCAGAACAGATAAAGGAGTATAAACGTCAAAAAAGTGAGTGAAAAGCTGCCACCTAAAAGTGTCGAAGCAGAACAGGGCTTTCTGGGCTGCGTTCTGCTCGGTGCCGCAGATGAAGCGGCCAGCCTAGAACCTCGCGTCACCGAAGAGTGGTTTACTGACCAGAGAAACCAGCAAATATGGGGGGTGATGGTCAAAATGATCATCGATAACCGCCCCATAGACATGCAAACCCTCCCCTTCGTACTGAAGGAGAAGAAATTACTCCGCCTGTGCGGTGGTGCCAGCTACCTCACAACGCTCCAAGACGCCACCCCCAGCACAATAAACCTCCCATACTGGCATGACATCCTCCGGGAGAAGAAATTCGCCAGAAGGGCCATCTCAGGGGCAACACGGATACTTGAGGCGGCGTATACCGAAACCGCCTCCATGGATCTACTCGTCAATGAGGTTGAAAACGAGATATTCACCCTCTCCAGCGAGGCTGATTCCAAGGAGGAAACCCAAAGGGATTCCTATCTCAGGATCGCTGACCAACTCCAGAAGGCTGCCGCCGGCGAAAAGGTCGATACAGGTATCCTCACCCACTTCCACGACTTCGACCGGTTCACGGGCGGCATTCAACCGGGTCAACTCGTCATCTTCGCCGCCAGGCCGTCCGCAGGAAAAACCTCCTTCGCCCTCAATATCGCCACCAACCTCGCCCTGCCTAAATCTGGGGAACCCGTCCCTATCGGATTCTTCTCCCTCGAAATGACCCGCGACCAACTCAACGCCCGAATGATCGCCTCCATCTGTAAGGTCAACATGCGCAACATCCTCCAAGGGAAAACACGGCTTTCCACAGAACAACAGAAACGTGTGGCTTTAGCTGTGCCTGCCCTGATGAAGGCTCCCATTACCATCGATGATCGTGGCGGGATTAACATCAACCAAATATTCTCCCGCGCTCGGCGCATGGTTCGACAGAAGAATGTTCGCGTCATCTTTATCGACTACCTCCAGCTTGTCCGCGGACCCAAGGGTATCGACAAGAAAAACTACGAAGTCGGGTTCGTCTCCGAAACCCTCAAGATGATGGCCAAGGAACTCAAGGTCGCCGTCGTCGCTCTGGCCCAGATTTCCAGAGGGTTTGAAAAAGATGCTGGAATTCGCAGACCACGATTGTCGGATCTCAAAGATAGTGGTAATATTGAGCAGGATGCAGACATTGTTGGTTTCCTTTACCCGCACAATCCAGAAGAGGCTGTCGATGCTTACATCGCCCCCATCCGCCTGGATCTCGCCAAGGTCAGGGACGGCGAGTCTGGTGCGATTTGTGACCTGACTTTTTTTAAGGAGTTTACTCTGTTTGAAACCGCAGCGCGTTACTCGCCACATTAAGATGTATGTTCGATCCAGAAGAACGACCGCTGATCGAGGACCAGTGCCGCATGGTTATGTTGATGGTCATCCTTCGGGCAGTCGAGGATTATCAACTGTGCCTGTCCCACGGCTATATCGTTGGAAACGAACTTGTCAGAGAAAAGGTCTATGCTCCGCTCAACACCAACACGAAACGCCTCGGGTTGGGACTGTCCGAACCGTCCGATATCCAGTCACTAATATTCTTCTTCCACGGTGGTGGACTGGAAACAACCCTGGAAATGGCACGACTGAACATTGAAAGTGACTGCATCAGACGCGCCATCAAACTCCCCTACGGTTCCATCAGAGGTGCCTTCTTCGGAACCACCGAAGCCAACTTCTCCCGCTGCGGGGTCTACGAACCTCCCATCACCGACATCGGTGGATACGAGTCTGATCTTTAAAAGGGATACTCTTATGAGCCTAAAAACACCTGAAGCTATAAAAAACTTTGCCCTGAACCGATGGGACAAACTGGCCGCAAAAAAATATGATGCCGGCCAGGCGGAACACGGCGGACTGGTCACAGAACGGGATTCATTGGCCGACCTTGAGGGGGAAATCATAGACCAATGGTTCTATGTCCAAGCACTCCGAATCAAGATAGGCCGAATCAGCGATCCGTGACCGACCAGCTTCTCAAGGAACTAGAGGAAAACCGACTCGAAAAACGGGAGCTGGAATCATCCCGAGAGGACACAACCGACGCCGCCGAGAAAATCAAACTCGACATCTCCGAACCCGAACCAGGGTTGTGGGGGGAAAACATTAAATGGGGGCTTCAAGCCGGATTCAAACCCCGTTACGACCCCCCCCGCTACGGGTCAATCCACTACTGGCTGGCCTACGGGCGGGAAATTCTCCACGAAGCCCGCCTAAGAAAGGCTTTCCTATGCGAAATCCGCTGCGCCATCATAGCCCTGGAACGTCACTCAAGACGCTCCCAAGACTCAGTACACAACACCGCCGCCCTCCGAATCTGGGAGGAACTAACAGAGAGGGGAGCCGGGTATACAAGAAAACCCACCACCAAGTGAATGTCAGAAGGTCCAACATTCAAAGGAACAAAAAACCCAAACGGGCCGTGTGCTGGCTGTGTGGCAACAAAACAAAATGCAACCATGAGGACGTTTCAGTAATAAGCGGTGACCTGTGCGGCGATTGCTGGGCCGACGCACTACAAATCGACGCAATCCTAGCCAACCCAGCCCTAGAACTGCGGCCAGCTTTACCACATGAAGTCCCCCCCAACAGGTTCAGGTTCCCGGACTAGAATCCGCTCCTCAATCTACTGCAAACATATCGCAAAGAAAATC